CTATTTGTCTACGTGGTATTTAGGGTCAATTGTAACCAAAAGTCTTTTAAATAGTTGTATTAGACCATTTCTTATTGCTTTGAGTGTAAGAGTCATTGCATCAAAATTCTCTACCTCTTTTTTTGTTTTTATAGCAATAATATTGCTGATTATTGAAATGCCATCACTAACAATAAGTAAATCCATCACTATGGTTACAAACCATTTAAAGTTGTAATTGAGTCCTTTACTCATTAATGCCAAGGCTGTAGGTATTAGCAATACGGCTAACTTGGATACAAATCCTAAGACTAATTTTTTAAAACTAAATTGGTCATTTAATACTATGGTTTTGATTACTCCTAAAAAAGTATCCATTACCATTAAGTAAAACAATACTTTAACTATTCCCGTATCCATTTCCAAGTACATAAAAATCCCGTAAAGCAATAATTTTATCTCATTTAAATATTCTGAAATTTTTTGCACCATTGATTTTTTGATTAAGTAATCTTTTGGGATATATACCCCAAAAGATTACTATTAATTACTATTAACTACTGTTTATACAATTTCTTCTATAGGTTTTAAATTGTGCGCAACAATTCCCGAAATCACATAGCTATCTACAGATTCCACATCCAATAAAGCCACTTCTAGAGGTTCATCTTTAAATAAAATCGATTCAATAGGTTTTATTTTTCCAGTCTTATCAATTAACAACATATTTGGTGTTATATTTTTAACACATACCCACTGTACATTTTCGCCATCTTCGGTAACCAATAAAGGATGAAACGCTGTAGCTCTAACCGTAGTCGTGTCTGCCGCTTTAATTTCGTAATAATTAGGCTGTATACTTGTTATTTTGTTAACTACCGTAACCTCTACTTTTGTGGCTTCGCTTAACTTTCCACTCCAAGACATATAATCACCTTCAGACTCATCGACTTCGTTAGGAAAAGAGAAGCCTTGAAGCTGATCTCCAACCACCACATTCTTTAATTTTTTGGATTGACCTGACACCATGGTTACCAGAGATTCTACATCAAAACAAGACCCACCGTTTGAACCTGTAGTGACATCAACCTCATAAGTGAATTCAGAATAATTACCTATACTATTTTTAGCTCTTACTTTATAATAATAAGTAGTATTGTAAGCTCCGGTATCATAAAAATAGTTTTCAGAAACATCAGCTGTATATCTTAAACTAGATATACCTCCAGTTGTTCTTCTCCATACCTCAAAACTAACAACATTTTCATTTGCTAATGCAGCACCCCATTCAATGTATATCTGATTTATATCTTCCATAAACCCGTTTATATAATTTGGAACTGAGGGCTGAGTAAGATCAATAGTATTTGTTGTTACAGTTACGATATTACTATCAACTGATAGATTTCCAGCAGCATCTTTTGCTTTAACATAAAAAGTATATTCTGTACCAGGTGCTAAGCCATAAATAGTTCGGTTGAAAACATTACCTACTGAGATTGGCAAAATACCGTTTGCGTATACAATATAATCAGTAACACCAAATTCATCAGTTGCTCCTGACCAATTTAAAGATACACTTGTTGTACCAATGTTTGATGCCATTAAAGTTGGCGCTGTTGGTGCTGTTTTATCACTTAGACGTCCAGTATATTCTATAAATTGAACAACTCTATAAGGATTCAATAGCGAAAAGGGAGTCGCTGATCCAATCGCTCCACCATCAGTCCCTCCAGTAGGGAACGATGTTCTCAACATTTGGTAACCTTTATTATCCCCATCATTATCTCCAGTACCTACATTATTAGGTACAATCACAGTACCCCAATGTTCACTAAAATATATATCATTATAATCATGAGTATGACGTGGCATTTCATTTATTCTCAAATTCTTACCTACTCTACCACCCGTATTTCCTAATGTATCAAAAGGGAATACTACCATGCCATTACTGTCTCTATAATAAGTAACATTATTTCCTCTGTCTCCATCTAGCTCATCACTCATTTCGTCTAGAGTTGGATTAAAAAGTCCAACTGGCATTTTTCCTCTCAACGGCACATATTCTTCCCAACCTTCTGGAAATGGAGCGGGTTTACCCCAAATTGCCACCATCCCGATAGGCACGGCGATTGCTGGTTTGTTTTCTAAAGCCGTGATACGACTAAGTAAAGAGTCGATTAGTGTGTCGCTTTTTGTGACCTGATTTAATCCATCTATTACTAGCAAAGAACCTGTTGAATTAGATGAATTGATATTGTTTAAATATACTTTTCCTCCTACATAAGTATTGGTCCAATCTGGCCCATAATTTAAAGTAAGACTTGTGTGTGATTGGTCACTACTATCTACCAAAGCTCTTCCGGTAGAATCCGTTGGGTTAAGCAATCCTTTTCTTTGAGTCGATCCTAATCTAAAATCTGCTACTCTCACTTTTGCAAAACCACCTTCTTTTATATCTAATTTTGACAATTGATGAGTCCCAAGATCTAAATCTCCTTGCATGGCTTTTGACCCGTTAATCGGGAGATACGATTCGTTAATTAGATTTATATCTTCTTCAATCGTATTTATATTGGCTTGAATTGCATCAATGCTGGAATTTATCGCTCTTAGGATTTCATCGATTGTTTTGATATCTGTAACAGGCACCAAATTGCTTACATCATAATATTTGATCGTTTGCACGTCGCCACTTTTAGTAACCACAACCTCATCATTATATTTCTGCGAGCTATATTCAGCTTCATAATCATAATAGGCCGTTTGAGACGCGCTAGTTCCGTAGATTAAATTTACAGCTGTTCTGGTGGTTTTTAAATAAGGTTTTTGAGTTCCAATAGTAATAGGATACAAAATTCCTACGTTATTTCCTGGGTTTACGGGATCTTCCTGACGGATAACTACCCAGCCTTTTTGCTGACTTGTTGCATGAGCCAGAATATAATCGTTAGCGAGATCTATACTAAAATGTCTTTTTAAAGCCTCGTACAACTCAGATCTGTAAGCTGTTTGAAGTCTCTCTAATGTTTCTTGCTCTAGGGGAAATCCTCCCGAATTACTAAAATTTACTTGTTTCATTTTTATTGATTTAAATGTCTGTTGTTTTTTCTGTTTTTTTCTAAAACATCTGGTTAATATGAATAACTTTCATAACTCTTGCCCGCTAGTTTATAAAAATTAAGAAGACTGTGATACTTAATAGTGGCTACGTTTATAGCTTCTGTATGTATAGATTCGTCATTTTGGGGCTGAACAACAATACCGTCTTTATTTCCGATTAAAGTTTTTGGTATAAATACTCTAAAATTAGCGTAAGCAACGGACGTATAATCTTCGCGATGGGCTAGATAAATGGGTTGGTTATTTCTGTTGTTATAATCATCATGCTTAAATACTTTTAGTTGGGGAATTATTAACGTTCCGTTTGGTTCATAATACTCTTTGTGGAGATATAGATATTGTAAAGTAGGCTTGACAGACTCGTCAATATAAATTAATCCTATTTCTCGCTTCTCCTCAATACTTAAATTGGGATTATATTTTACATCTTGATTAAAGGCTTCGTTGAGTACTTTCTCAAGATAAATAACTTGACCTGTATGTTGCATTTTATACAACGTTTCCTCGTAAATGTTTCGAAGGGGAGTGAGTACAGCCTCAAGCCAATCAAAATGTGTTTTCTTTCTAAGAATTGGAGGAATGAGCCATAGCAATAGCTTTCCCCATTTTAAAACGGTGTAATTATTCATTGGTATATAAAATTTAGACTATTGTTTATCTCGGTAGAAGTTATAAGGAATGTAGTTTACATTAATTTTAAGTTGATCTAAATCGAAATATCCCGCTTGAGGAACGAAATATTCGATTGTTATTACATCTTCATCTTTAAGTTCCAATGGTTTATCACTAGGATTTGTTGCCCAGCCAGTTTTTACTTTAGTCAATATCGGAATTTTAACCCCTTGAGCTTTCTGAATAGCATCGACTAAAAAAGTTTTCACAAAAGCACCGTTAAACTCGATATTCTTTAAATGATTTTTAATAGCTTCTTCTACCGGTTTTGTTGAAGTGTCTAAAATTAAAGAACCATTGTCCTTATTAAAGTTATGGTTTACATTTGAGTCAGGATTTTTAACTAGGTTTTTATAAACTTCAATGTCTTTAGGATCAATGAGAATTGTCATTGGGTCCACATAAACAGTAAGATTCAGTTCTAATATATCTCCTGGACTTGAGATAATATGCACTTGGTTTCCAGCATCTTTAATCTTGGCGATATATTCCTTGAAAGCATATAGTTCGTTTGGTACATCGATTCTCGAAATTTTACCATTATTTTCAGTAGCTACTTTTATAAAAACAACCCCTACTTTATTACGAAAATAGTCCGAAAAAATTTCATCTACATCTTTATTAGGTTTAAGAACCGTTTCTAAATCTACTTCACTAACTGCACAATACTTAATGATTTTAGCCTTTTCAATTTCTTTATCATCAATAAATCCAGTAGTATCAAATTGATAAGAACCGTCTTTCCATTCAAGTTCTGCCCCATGAATGTAATTTAACGCCTGTTCTCTATACCAGTTTAAAGTGTGTGGTCTAGAAACCAAAGCATTTTTTTCGACTATTTTTTCGTGTACCCAAATTGCAGATGCCACAATGTTTACCCAAAGTCTCCAAATACTTGTTTTTGAAGAGCTTGTCAAGCCTTTTAAAGCCGATTGATTATCTTTCTCGTTCAGAATTTCATTCTGTATTTCAGCAATTGTACGTGCCATATTTTATTTTTTAGATATAGTTTAGCCTGTAAGACATATGTAATATGCTTATAGATAATTTTTTATGTTTTTTTTGTAAATACTACAGAGTTGTAGTTTTCTTTTAGAGACTTCTAAAAGTTGAGATTAAATTTTGATAAATGATTAATAAATGATAAAATCATCTTCTATAATCATATAATCAATGCCTGAGAATTTGTCTAGTAAAAATTCTTCTTCTTCGGTAAGAGCAGTTGCAGGTTTTAAATTTCTGGAATTGTAATATTCTACAATATCTTTTTTAAAGGCCTCTCTACCAATTTTTAAATCTTCGTAAACACAAAGATCATCTGTAATGTCAAACTTTTCATTGTCTTCTAGCAGGTCGAATACTTTTTCTATGCTTCCATATTCTTGCAAAGAAATGTCAAAAATGTTCTGGTTTTGTTGTGGTTTAATAGTTTCCATCGATTTTAATGTTTTGCAAATCGTTAACATCTAATGTTTTAATATAAAAGTTGTCATACGATAATTGTTTATCTATTTCGTTTTCTAGTCTTAGCCTAGAGGTTGCATCTGGGCTGTTAATGTATTTTTTAATTCCTACGCCAAGGATAGGAAACTCCTTGTAGCTTCCTTTTTGGCTTAGCAAAAGGTGTTCGATATTTTGCTGATCTGAATCTTTGATGGCAAAATCTCCATTAATAATTAATAAATCGTCTTCAATAATGAAATCTTTCATATGTTGTTGCTTTGTGGGTTAATATCACCTTTGAATTTGCGCGCCATATCCAAAAGATGCTGTTTTATTTGATACTGTAAAAATATGCCATGCTTTACCCTTAACCAAGATTTTGAAGACTTGTAATCAGTAGTTTCAGCAGGTTGTGCATTACAACAAAAAACTATTAATCAATAAATTATGATGCTTTATTTTTATTTAGAATTAAATTATTACGTTCTAGGAATAATCACGTCCATAATTACTTTTAAAATGATTTTTACTATGTTTTTTTTAATAGTGTTCAGTCTTATTTTTGACAACCCATTGGCCTGAAGTGTTTTTAAAACAACTATATCCAACTGACTTTTTAACAACCATTCTAATTCTTCTTTGGTTATATCTCCAGTAGAAAAAAGAATCATCCAGCGTTCTAATTTACTCTTAGAAATCTCAAAAAAAGTATCAAAATCTTTTTCTAGCTGTGACTTAATATCTTCATAACTATTGAAGAAAACTACTTTTAATTCCTCCTTAATGTTTTCAATTACTTTGTCGTTATTCATGGCTTATGTATTGAGGTTGATTAGATCTAGCAAGGCCTCTTTAGATTCTTTGTCTTTTTTTACTTCATATTGAATGAGTAAATCGAAAGCTTCTAAAATTTGTTTTTTAAATTCCTCTAAAAATGATTTTGACACAATACCATTTACTTCCCATCGTTTAAAAAATCCAGCCAAAAGATTTTTTTCATTATCGGTCAACATTTTCCACATGGCAAAAGTGATGTCATTGTTGGGTTTATTCTTCTCATATTCTATCAATTTTTCTATGTCTAGGAATAAATTTTCAACCTCTTCTTTATGAACAACATAAGGAGTAGCTCCTTTATTTATTAGTCTATTGGTGGCCACTTTTAACTCTATGGTTTTTTCGTAAGAGTATTGATCAAAAAGAGCCGTTCTGGTAAGGCTGCAAGAGGAAAAGATCAAAGAAAAAAGGATTAAAAAGGCAAAGTGTTTTAGTTTTAAATGTTTCATTTGTTTATTTATATAAGATTACATAGTTTTTTTTGTCTCGTTTTAGCTTGCTTAGTACTTTCCAATCGCTGTATCCTTTTTTATCAAAATGCGGAAGATCCTTAAAAGTTTTCCAGTCGCCGCCCCAGTTCCAGTTGTATTTGGCGAAAATTTTCACACATTCATGCCAGTCCGAAATCTGGTCATTGTCCCAGTCTTTTGCCGTATCCCATGAGGCTACTTTCCCGTCTATAATTAAACAAATGTCAACGGCAAAACCATAGTTGTGAATCGATTGTCCGCCTTTGGCATTGGTGACTTTTTTTCCCGGTTTTGTTCTACCAAAAGCATAAAGATCCTCTTGTTCCTGAAAAGTTCTAAGACCTTGTGTAATGCGCACTTTTGCTCTTCCTGTTAAAGCAAGATTGCATTCCTCGATAATTTTAGTAACTTCTTCCCTAACCGAAGGATGAAGTAAATCAATGTGTTTTTTTGTTGTTTGATCCATATTTGTATATAATAATGATTTTAGATTTTGAGAATAAAAGGCCTTTCCCGATGGTTCGAAAACAATCACGGTGTAAATGAAAGGCGGTAAGGTGATGTTGCTTTAGAGGTATTTATGACTGCAATAACTCTTGAAAAATGTTCTTTTTTGGATTGCAATAGCCGTTTTTAAGAACACTGTAAAAATACATCGAAATAGCGTGTGTAAAAAATAATATGGCTTTGCAAAACAGTAGTTTCAGTAGAAGATTTTTTTCTTTTTATGATTTTATATTGTGGCTTAAAATCTAGATCAATAACAAAAAAACACCCGTTTTTCTAGAGGAGAAAAACGGGTGTTTAATGGGGTGAAATTATATTGATAAAAATAGTCTATTCTTTAGATTCAACTATTTTTTTCCATTCTTCTAAATCTGTTAATGAAATTTTTGGTTCTACAATTATAAATTTTAAAAAAAATTATTCAATAATAAAATCTGTATCAGTTTCAGTTATTTTTATATCTCTATTTATTGGTGAGCTTTTTTCAATTTTCCCAATTAATTCAGAGAAACTATTCGCAACTTTTTTCAAGTTTTTTAAATTTTTATTAAAAACATCAGAGTTTTCATGATTCCAAAAATATATTGATCCATTATCAATAAATAATAAATAGTCATTTCCTACTCCATCTGTAGCAATAGGTATCGTTTTTTCTGGAAAAATTAAAAACGATAAACGATCTTTAATTGATGCATGGTCATATTTATTAGCATTATAAAATCCATAATATAAACTTATACTATAAGTTTTTTTTCTATTGTAAAATAAATCGAAATCATTATTTGGTAACCCTCCATTATATTTCAATAAAAACTCTTTATAGACCCTGGGTATTATACCTATTTCATTTTCTATTTTATCAATAAATTTTATAATACTCTCATTTTTCTCTTTAAATTCAAAATGTTTAATTTTATTTACTATAAAATATTTTTAATATTTTATCATAATGATTCTCTTTAAAATCATTCCAATTTTCACCCATATTCTCGTAGATAATAATCAAACCTAGTAATCTTAATGGATCAGAAGCAATAAATTCATTTTCATCACTATAAACTTTCCAATCAAAATTTTCTTCATAATCAACGATTGAAATTTTAAAACCTTTATTTTGTATCACTTCAATCGCTGGGTTGTACGTATTCATTGCGTCTTTTAAAATCATCTTTTTTTATAAATTTTAAGTAAAAAAAGCGATATTATTTATCTATTATCTAATTTTTATTCATCGATAAACAAACCATCTAAAAATTCTTGAAATGTATTGGTTATCAATGTCATGTTTTCATAATATGGTTGTGGCGTGTCATCATCAGCTTCAAATTCCATTTCCCACATATAAACTTTTCCTGTATATTCTCCTTTTACTCCTAAGCAAATTTGATCACCTGTTAAACTACTTGCTATTGTAATAAAATTAGAAGGTATCCTCGATTTACCAAAATCATAAACATTATTCTTAAATAAATCGTATTCATTGTTTTCAATATTACCATAAAAAGTATCTATTGCTACAAAATCATAAACTTCCTCATCTAAATTTTCTTTATCTTCATAATATAAATCAGGGCAACCTTTACCAATTACAAAGGAAGTATTATCTATTTTTAAAAAAATATTTTTAAAAAAAACTTTATAAGTTTCAGGCAAGACAATTTGAAGCTCGTTCTCTAACTTTTCTAAATATTTATCATTCATTGTTTATTATTTTAATGTTGATCTTCCTCCATGGTGCTTAATAATTTTATGTAAATCAAAAGGCACTAGCTGGAGTTCAGTTGTATTTTCTATATGATGCCAGCTACATTCTTTGGGTTCTATCCATGTTGGGTTTTCAGATTTAAATTTTTTGATAGCTTCATTAATGTCTTTTTTACTTCCTGCTTTGCCTACATTTAAATTACCTAATTTAACTTGTATCTTTTTTCCTTTAAATTTTAAAACATAAGGAGAGAAATCCTGAAAATCTTAATCAGTAAATTAGAAACCTCATATGTGCATATACAATATTAATAAAAAGACACGATTTTTATTTTGAATATGCCAACAAATGAAGCTCATCTAAAAACACTATTTTATTTTATAAATAACATTAATTATCTCAGATAAAATTCTTTTAATTTTATTAATCTCAATTTTTATATCAATTATATCATCTGGTAAAAAATAATTCCATTTTTTTATATAAAGAATATCATTTTCAATATACCCAATCAAAACATTTTGATCCATAAATTCTGAGTTGAAAGGCAATAAACATTTGAAAAAAATATCATTAAATATATTAGATTCGACATCGTCCCAATCACATTCAGCTTGCTTTGATCTAAAATGTATAAATTCTTTTATAATTTGATGATTTTCTTTATTCCAAAAAGTTTTATCAATAAAATTATCTATGTTACATAAAAAAGTTTCAAAATTTGAACAAAGTATTCCTAAATCCCCTTCCACATCTGAGTCTGACAAAGAGATATTATTTATGAAAAATTTGAAATTGGCTAATAAACTTGCTTTGTTAATTATCAAAATTTCCGCATACGTTAAATCATCGATTGCAATTTCTATCTTACTCATAATTATTTATTTTTTATTTTGTCTAAATATAGTTTATATATGTAATTCAGAATGGCAAAAAATGATAAATAAGTTTACAAAAAAACACCCAATTTCCTATTGAGAAAATTGGGTGTTATTCTATTTTTTGAAAAAAAATTATTCTTCTTTTCGTTCAAAGTCGTTGATATCTAAACCATCCATAGTACTACGACCATTGATGATGATTTCACGACCTGCGTATTCTTTTGCATAGCCTAACTCATTATAATTTCTTGAACCTAATTCGTAATAAGGAGTCATTTCCAAATCGATAAGGTTATGCTCCTCAAACAATTTTTTAGATTTTTCAGATATCATAAAATAGGGTGCCATATAGACCCAGTCTAACTCTTGATTGATGTACATACTTTTATCTCTAACGAAAATGTCTGAAGGGATTTTTTCATCTATCTCCTCTTCTGTTTTAAATGTTCCTATTTCATAATGATGTACTTGTTTTAATTTCAAATCAAGTCCATAAAAGCTAGATTTACTAACATCTGTATAAGGAATCATACTACTATCAATTTGTAATATAAAATAGGTTAATTCTTTTCCTTTATCTATAGTTAACATAATAGGATAAAAACGATGCTTTGGCAGGTTTAGATGTTCTAATACCTCTTTCATTTTTGGGGATACTGTATAAAAATCTAAATTATAACCTCCAGTTTCATTATTTATGATATTAGGACCATTATAAAAATCAGTCCCTATATACTTTAAATTAGGGTTTTTTCTATCATTGTGATCTAATGCTATTCTGAATTTTAATGTTTTAATCGATTCTGAAAAATCTTCATCTTCACGATAAGAAATACCATAATAACTTTTTACTCTTTCAGGATATAATGCTTGAATCATACTCTGGTAAGTTCCATATTTTGCTTTTAATGCATATAGTTTCATCGGTTTGTAAATATTAAATCGTTTATCTTTTTACTATCATCTATAACTTGCTTTATAATGTCGTTCCGAGTTTTATTAATATGCTGTAAGAGATTTTCCTCAAATAGAACTTGACTAAATTTTTTATTTCTATCCAAACTCGACTTTTTGATTTCTAAAATTTCAAGTTTGCTTATGTCATTATAATCAGGATGATTACCGTGTCCCCCTAAATTTTTAAATTCTTTTGAGTATTTATGTATCGGTATCCCGTTGTCTAGACCGTTAAAATCAAATTTGTCTTTGTTGTTTTTTACAAATATATGTAATTCTCTTAAATCAGGATCCAACAATAATTCTTTAGGAACTATATGATGTGCTTCGAAGGTCATTTCTCGCATTTTTCCATTGTAATAAAGCGCATATTTCCCTTCAAAAAGTTGCTGTATTTGTGATTCGTTAAATTGTGTTACGTCTAATTTGTTCCCAGACACGTCATAAATATCAAGCTTTTTGAATCGTTCAATATAAGCTGAAACTACGGATTTGTTAAAGACTTTTTCTAAAGCTCCTTTACCAAGTATTACTCGATGACGGATATTAGCGTTTTGGGTATAAACCTCAGCAGCATTTACAGCTATTTCGTCTCCTTTTTCTAGAATGTTTTGTAATGCTTTTTCAGTTTTTTTACTAGCATATTTATTCGCATAATTTTCAATTTTTTCACGAACTGTTTTAGGATTAGCCGCTTTTTTTATGCTTTGTAGCATTTTTTTAGTTTCTGCGAAACCTGCATCATCACTGATTTTTTTTATGTTATCCAAAAATTTTGACAATTCCTCTCTTGTCGCTGAAAACAATTGCTGTCCGTTATACATTACTTCAAAATAACCTCCTGATATAGCTAATTGTCGGCTTAGGTCTAAGTTGTCAATATCTGCTCGTATTGCAATTCCTAATCTCTTTAATAAATCAAGTACTTCGTCATTAAGTTTGAAAAGTTTTATTAATTGAAAACGGCTAAGGATTACTAATTTTTTTAATGCTTTTACAATTTTATTTCTGGCTTTTTTTCTAACTTGTCTTCCCCTTCTACCAAAAGCATCAATCTCTCGTCGTAATTCATTGGCTACAATACGTTTGTTAGATTCATACAATACATTACCCGCTTTATCTTTGAGTACTTTTTGAATTAGGTTTCTTTGCGATTTAGGAATAGCGTCGATGGCTTTGTGTACTAATTTAGCTATTTTAGGAAATTTAGCTAATAAAGCAGCTCCTTTGGTAGTAGCGGCTAAGTATACAGTTGCTCCAGCTGTTACTATAGCTAATACAATATTAAAAACAACAACAGCAATTAATTCTCCAATTAAATAAGCTTGTAGTCTTGGGTTACCGCTGTTAAATTTTTTCCAAAAAGTATTCCAGTTTCTACCTATTGCGTCAGTTATTCCGTTTAAGAATTTTTTCAAACCCTCTAATCCACCTTCCCAAATTTTGACCACAAAATCCCATATGCTTTTAAATAAACTACCTGTTAAAATCCCTTTAAGTAAATCCAATAATCCAACTACTAAGTCTTTTGTTTGGCTGTACAAACCATATATAAATCCTTCATAAAACCCTTGGTGGGCACGAGCCATTTCTATTATGAAATTTTCAATTGCAGAACGTTGACTTAAAGTACCTTTTTTCTTTTGTAAATTAATGTACTCATTGGTAGGTATTCGCACTATATATCCACTTGTAAGTTGCAATTCATCATACAAAACTCTTGCTTTATGAAAATTAGGGTCAGCAAAGGCTTTAGCGGCTATGTCTAATTTATCAATTGTAGAGGCATCTCGTTGTTTCAATACTACACCATGCCTATGCTTACTCTGTTTGTTTAATAAATAAAATGCTTCTGCTAATGTTCTTCTATCATCGCCCGTTTTATGTTTATAATTAGGATATAAACGATTTGCAATGTTTATTTCAAAAGTATAGTTTGGTTTCACTAACAAAAAAGTGCGCGTATACTTATCCAGTACTTCGTCATAAGGTACAAGTGCAATATGTTTTTTTTCAATATAGCCATATTGACCATCTAATGTTTTTATTTTGTACCAACCTTTATTATCTAAATCTTCATGCACTATAGTTACAAAGTCCCTCTTTTTATAAATAGTGGCATAGCGTCCTTTTTTTGCTTTGTACTGAGCGTCATATGGAGAAGGTGTGGCATGCAAACGAATACCATTTTCTGCTATTACAAATCCTCTTTCGTAAATTGGTTTTAGATTTGCCTGTTTTTTTACCGCAGCTTTAGGTTTTGCTTTTAGTTGTGATTTTGTTGGCACACTAACTTTTGGTTTGCTTATAACCTCTGATGTGCTAAGTTTAGGTTGATTATTTTCGGGAGCGCTGCCATATTCGGATGCAATAAATTGATTCCATTCGGCGGCGGCTTTTCCTTCTTCCACTTGCATACGCACCACATGAAGCATGAATTGCCTAAATCGAGCCATTTCGCTTTCGCTGGTGTCTTTTAAAACTAAGTTATGTGTTTGACGAATCATTGGATAGGTATATTATAATGGGTAATTATAGAGCGCAAAAGAGGGTGCTAATAGTAGAACATAGCTTATTATTTTTTATAGTATCTAAAACAAAAACTCCGAGCGTTATTACAAAATCTCTATTGTAACAGGTTTGGGTTGGATATGGTCTGAAAATGCTGTGGTGATATTAAGGCGTAAATCGTCTTCTTGCTCTATTTTGCCATCGCCTCCCAAATAACAGTTTTTGAAAAGCACTTCGAGCGCTTTGAATTCATCCATTTTGGAGGCTTGCAGCACCGCAGAACGAATGCTCATATCTGGTTTTCTGAAATAAGCAAATAGTGGTGTTTCATCATCATCTGCAATGGTAAGTTTAACTACTTTTTTATGCTTGTATTTCCATTGATTGAATTGCGCCTGAGTAATGTTTCCGTCAAGAATATCGGTTTTTTTTGAGGGTACTGTTTCCATGTTGAAACTTAATTATTGGTTGTATGATTGAGTTCTTATTGTCTGAGTTGAAAGGGTCTTTTGCTTTTTATTTTGATGGTTTAATCAAAATAGCCATACCAGCTGTTGTTTATTGACACAGGTATCGATGTCATTGTTATAGTAACTAATTGACTTTTGGATCGTTTATGTCAATTACTTCATTAAAAAAGAGGCTGCTTGAGTTATTCGTTTTGAGTTAAACAATCTCAACACAGCCTCTTGAGGAAGATTCCTAATCTAAAACGGACGAATAAAGAGTCTGTAAAATGGTTTGCATGCAAAAGTTATATTCCTGTTGAATTCGTTTTGCGTTATGCGATTGAATGTTTGGTTTCTCTTTTAAGTCGGTTTTTAGCAATAGAAAAGGGCATTGTAATTTTAGCAATTAATCAGGATGATTAGTTCCACTCAATATGAGAGCAAATCAAATCAAAAGAAACCGCAATTTTGGTATCGCCTTGGCTAATTCCTCTGCTGTTTGAGTTGAACTCACAGTTTCTTACAGTATGTGTAATTACTTCGTTACTATCATCAAGGTAACTTACGATGATACTGAAAGGGTTTACATCTTGCAATCTTTGTCCTTTTGGCAAAGCCGCCAAAATAGCTTCTACTTCGTAGTTGTATAAAGTAATTGAAGCTTTTGCTTCATACTTCCCTCTACCTCTGTGTACTGGCATGTCTCCAGCTCCATAATGGTTTTCTTTAGATACTGAGTCACTATAGTTTACAGCAGTGATACCAGTAACGATATTGCCTGCAATACTTACTTCAATTGATGACCAGCTGTGTTGTTGTCCGTTAATTAATGGTAATTTATTCATATGTAGCGTTTATTTGTTTTTTTATCCTGATAACGTTCAGGAGCTATACTCTTTTATTTATTTGTTTTTTATCACAATCCAATTAGAAGGGTAGTGGTTGTGATTTTTTTATTGTTGGTGAATTATAACGAATTCAATACATTATGCTTTGTCGATTCCGAAAGGATTTTTGAATCCTAAATCAACCATAATTTTACGAGCTGTACCAATTGGGGTGATTTCTGCTTTCACTTTTAATTCTGATGTTGCCAAAATGTTTTGTTTTGGATCTACATATACATCAAAATCTGAAACTTCCTGGTTCGCCACCATTCCTTCTAAAGCAGATCTACATAAGCCTTCAAAGCTTTTTGAAACGGATTGAGGTAATTTTCCATCAATATCTACCAAAACTGGAGAAGCTAATTTTGGTAATAAAGCAGTACGCAATAAACGAGTTGCTTTATTTATTGTACGGTTGTTCTCTACATAAGCAAAGTCTGATGTACCCACAGTACAAGTGTGGCTGTCGTTAAAATAAATACCTGGCAATCCTGTGTGGGTTCTTGCAAAAATGAATCTCTTTTCGTTTAGCCCGTTTAAAGTTCCTAACGTTTTAATTTCTTTTCCGCCTACAAAACCAGCTTTGGAAAAACCCTCGCCAGTAAGATTGAATTTTTCGATCCAAGCGATGTTCTCAGATACTTTTGCTTTAGAGATAGCCCCTAATGCTAATCCTACTGCTGCTGTATTTATGTAAACCTCTTTGAAAGTGAATTCAAACCCCTCTTTATCGTCATTATTACTGTTATCGATTTTCTGCACCTTGTAAATATTATAAGAATTTTCTACTGGCACTAATTTCTCGTTATAAGCTAAAGTATAGAGTTTGTCATTCTCTGCTGTACTACCTTTCATAAACAATTTTTGCTCAAAAGCTTTCTCAACATCAATGGCAATTACAACAGATACATTTTCTGCGTTCAATTCAGATAGATTCATAGCAGTATCAGGATCAAACCCTTTTCCCTCTAAAATTACCTCAAAAGGCATGTAATCTTTGTAACCAAGGGCTGCTTGTGTTTGTGCTTTTAAAACAGCAGCTTTTGTGTCAGCAAATGTAGCTTCTCCAGAAAAAATAATTGCCAATTGGCGAATATTCCCGTTGGCCTGTTCCTGCATAGCCATTGCTTTATCAACAATGTCTTCATAAGAAGTTGCCGCTGTTCTCATAATGTACAAGTCTCCAGAAGGATTCATCCTGAAAAATTGTTGAATTTGATAGTAAGCCGATTGCCCGTTTACATCGTAATCAGCAGTAATTCCTAAGGCTTCTGCATCTTCTAATGAAGCCAAACGCTCTACTTTTTCAAAAAGTAATTTTGAAGTTGGAACTCCGTCAAAAAGTAATCCTGAAACCATGTCTTGATCTGGTGTTCTTCTCCCTAATCCGCCTGATAGTTTGTTAATCACAACATCATTTAATGTACTCATAATATAAATTGTTTTAATTGTTTAAATTTTACTTTTGCGTTAAAAAGAGGCAAAAGATGGACTGTAAAAAGTTTAAAAACTTTTTATTTTTAATGATTTTAATTTTAAAAAGGTATTTGTAATCTGGAATCCAAAAAGTAGTTTACTATTTTTGGAAAGCTTTCAAAAAACAGTTTTTAAATTGAATTTTACTCTTGGCCAAGAGATAAACTTGCTTTTGATATCAAGTACAAATTTAAAGTTCAAACTTGCTTTTTCCAATTCTATTGACTTTGAAAACCAGTAGTTTCAGTGTTTTAGGCTCTGGCTTATGTAGCGAGCCCTTCGTTTATAATGGTATAAATTGTACGCTCTGTGAGAAACAAGCTATCCGAAAGCTCAGATACGACAACTTTCATTTGTTTTGCTTGATTTATATTCAAATAATTGATTACATATTCTCTTCTTTTGTTTAATAGTGTTCTACTTCTTTTCATGTTTGGGGTTTAAAAAAGGGTATTAGGTTAAATAAATTTTAGATTCGGTCGTTGTCGTTTGTATATGTGTTGTCTGCTCTTAATTTAATAGCGCTAAGATTTTAAGTAGTAGTTGCTGAAGCTGTGTCTAAATCTACAGTTCCTTCAATTTGATTTGGGTTGATTCCAATTATCCCTGAGTTTAAGTCGTAGCCAAGTGCCTCTAGCGCTTCATTACTCAATCCATTATTGAAAAGGATGTATTTCTTTTTCAAGATATTTTCGACCAATGTTGTTTTATAGGTCATTTCCCAAATAAAATAGTCGTTTTTAGCCCAATACACTTCTTCATTGTTCCATTGCTTTTCTTTTACCTTAAACGTTGAATTAGTGTCTAAATAGGCATTACTACTACTAGTGGTCAATATCGCTTTATCTATGCGATGGGCGATTTCGAATACATTTTCATAGCTTGTTGAAGAAAGGGTACCAACTGGTAGCACTACATAAATACAAAAAGACACATCTGCTTTATAGTTTTTTTCAGAAGATGTTTCCCAAGCAACAGTGTCATATTTGAACATTACGATTGGACTTGTAACTGCTGTTTTAAAAACTGCATCACTGTAAAGATGCACTATTGGCGCATTAGAAGAAAACTCCGTTTCGATAGTGCTCTTTTTTTCGTTATAAAATTCTTTTAAAATCATATGATGGATTATTTTTTTTACAAATATACAACATATGTTTTATTAATTACAACATATTACGTTAAATAATGCAGTGATTTCAGTAATATGATTCAATAATTTTATATTGAAGTTACAGTAACACAATAAGAAAGGAGCTACAAACATACTGAAAACCAGTTAATTTAGAATAAAATAAACAAATAAAAACTATTTTTTGCTTTATATTATCTAACTTTGCAACATATAGCTGAATCCCTTAAAGAAAAACAAAACATATTACATAAAAAGTATTCATACTATGGAAATACATACTAAGATAAAACATATTATAGACGAGCTTAAATTAAACAATAACTCATTTGCCAAAGTAATAGGGGTAACTAGCACCACAATAGATAGTATTACCATTGGCCGATTGCAAGCCGATGGTGAAAGAAAAAGAACCAAACCAGGATTTGACTTGCTTCAAAGTATAATTACTCATTGTAATGTAAATCCCGACTACCTTTTTAAAAATAGTGATGAAATTTTCGTCAATAAAACAAACAATCAAATTAGTTTGAACATTCCAAAGATTATCACGGTAGATGCTCACGGTGAAGAAAACATCAATTTTGTTGGAGTAAAGGCTCGTGCTGGTTATTTAGACGGTTATGCTGACCCAGAATACATGGAAACACTTCCTTCATTTAGCATGCCTATGTTAAAAAACGGTACCTATAGATGCTTTGAAATAAAAGGAAACTCAATGTCGACTACAATTCATGATGGGGATTACCTTTTTGGAAAATACGTCGACAACTTTGATGATATCCTTGACGGCAGAATTTATGTTGTAATAAGTAAAAATGACGGTGTCGTAGTAAAAAGAGTTTTAAACAGAATCAGAGAAAGTGGCAAATTAATTCTAAAATCCGACAATAGAGACGGAAACTACCCCATGTATTCTATTTATGCCGAGGATATTCTAGAGATTTGGTACGCCAGCATGTATGCCTCTAAGCAGATGCCAGATCCTATTAACATCTATGAAAAACTTCATGCCCTAGAAAGTAAAGTTTATGAAATGGAAGAGGCTTTAAAGAAAAAACTGAATTAAAATTCTAAAAGTTGAGGTTCATTTTCAAATAAAAAAATCCCTCTTACTGTTTTGATGGTAAGAAGGATTTTCAACACTAACTAAAATTATTTAAGAAATAGATCCCGTTCCTGTTCCGGTTTGGGCTGATGCAGATCCAGTTGTCGTAACTGTTGTGGTTACGGTTCCTGATTTGACGAATGCTTCAATAGCTGATGCTAATTTTTCAGCTATGTTGTCTTTAGACGAAGCATTGTCAGTTTTTTTGTATTCCTCGTTTAAAAGAGATTTTATTGCCCCTTCTAAACCTGATTTATTTAAAGCCATAATTTTACTATTTTAATAATTCTGTTAATTTTCCTTTTATGTCATTAAGCTGAATTGAATTTATTGGAGGTCCAGATGGTCCAACTGGTGTGGTCACTGTTATTCTAACTATTTCATCGATCAGTTCTTCTAGTTTAGATTTTAAACTTTTTCCACCTACATCTATTTTAAATTTGTCATCCATTTCAAAAGTCAAACTTCCTTTTTTAAACGAAGTCATAGCATCTGAAATTATAGCTTCAAATCCATTTTTTATGCTGATTTTTGACTCTTTATCTTTTAAATTGAAAATTGTATTGCCTTTGTTTAGATTTACTTCTGTATGTAATTCGTCAAACGTTATTCTTTGCTTTTCATTACTGTCTTTATCCAAAAATTGCATTTCAGCATTTGCATTTTCTCCGCAAGAAAGTGTAAACTTTAAACGCTCTTTAACATCTTCGCCATTAATAGTATTTATAACGGTTTGCTGTTGATTTCCATTAAAACTGTTTTTAGAAATTTCTTTTCCCTTTTCATTATAAAAAGAGGTGGTAATATTTGAATCCTCTTTACCACTAAACTCTAGTTGTGCAATTTTTTTATATGTAGGTGCCGAGGTTGATGAAGAATCATTGCCTTCTTTTTCTTTGAATACAATCTGGAATTTATCCACTTCTGTATCAATTTCCAAATAATGGTTTTCATTATCCTTGAAACGAATAAAAATGCGTTCTACTTCCGAAAACTGAGAAATAAACGCTCTTGTTTCTACTCCATCAATAATAGAAGCCAACACCCAACTATCCTTTTTGGGAATGGTAATAATTCCTTGTTCTAAGTCCAGAATAGAAGCTTTCAAACGTACGTTTTTAATGATGGCACCATCGGCTCTCATAATGTTTACAGTATAAGCGTCTTCTGGATTATGGAGCGATTCTGTTTCTGTATTTATTTCAATGACTTTTGCCGCAAAGGTTTCAACAAGTTGATTCTTGCTAGCGACATCTTTTATTAGATCTTTTATATTTCCCATTTTGTATTTTTAAACTGTTTCTACTCTTCGTCCTATGTAAATCTTTTGCCTATAACCGTTTTCACCATAACTTCGCTCAACTTTTTCCACCTGAAAGGTGCCGTTTTTTTCTTTATCCTTAGCGTTTTCCAGAATCACTTTGTCTGTAGGCCTTACAAAGGGTTCTCCAAAAGTTGAAAAATAACCTTCAAATCCATTTGGTTTAGACTGCATGGCTCTCAAGGCACCATATTGATACAATTCTGAAGCAGCTTCCGTTGTTGCTTTTTTGAAAGCTTCAATGTCTTTTGGCAAGTCTTCATTATCATTATGTAGGACATGAGTTTTTATTAATTGCCCATTCGGATCACCTAATTCGATATAAACTGGAGTGTTTGAATTCTTAAAGTATTTTTCTACTCGTACACGGGTATTTTTTGTAGATTCATTCACTACTGTTAATTGATCCTCTATAATATTGTAACGAAATTTAAAACGCACTTCACCCGAGAAGACATCAGAATCGGATCGAGTCATTTTACTCAATTGAGATTTTAAAAGACTTAGTCCTTGGTTAATTAACTTTTTTACAATGGCACCTGCTAGCGGGCTTTTTATAAAATTCCGATCTATAAAACTCGTTAGTTCTTTAGCTGTATGTTGTTGCGGATTATTGGTAATTGTAAGTACTGGCCCTGAAGCTTCGGTTTTAAAATAAGTATATATGCCTTTATCTTTCAACATTTCGAAAACCTGAGCCAAGCTTTGATCTCTGTTAATCATAACATTCCCAAATTCTTCGTCAAGCGCATTTACTTTAAAAGGTAATTTTAGTTCTTTTATCCTTTTTTCAAAGAATATTTTGGGATTAAAACTTTCAACATTTGTTGTTGGATTTGTTGACACTACATTGTACATATCATTCTTATCCTGAACATCATTATCTTTTACTGCTTTTACTTTCTTAAAAGCATACATCACGTCTTCACAAGATATTCTAACATTTACATCCGTTTGTACTCCTGTGACATACCCTCTGAAAGCTGGTTTGTAATCGTCATCATATCCTAAAAAGATTTCGATGAAACTTTCGAGTTTAAAAAAATCATGGATTGTTTTTTGCGCACCACTTGCATTTGCAAATAAACTCTGGTCAAATCCTTTGGTGTCAGTATATACTTTTTGAGGCATTACAATAGTAGCAGTATCTGTAAGCGTTTTATAAGAACTGCTTATCTCGACATTTTTTACATATGTAAATTCATAAAATTTAGGGGTTGGAATGAGTCTGATGGTTTCGTAAACTCTAATTTTAGCATTTAGTTTAAGCATTGTCTCTAATTATTAGCTCTACCGTTTCGTCTGATGTGGCACTGGCAGTAAATTTTTGAATATTTTTTGTTCCAGCAATAGATGGGATAGAGTAGGAGTCTATTACTAGTTCATAAATGCCAAATCGGTTTAAGATGGCATGAGTTACTCTTAATGAATAGGGAGCATTTAAGAATTGTTTCAGTAAGAAAAGTTTTTCTTTTGGGTACTCATCGCCCGTTTCATTGGCAATTAATCCCTCTATCGAAATACTAAAATCGCCATTTGATATATGCTCTTTGATTGTTGAATCTCGCCCTTCTATACTCTCTTTTTTTATGTTTTTTGAGCGATTTAAATTAACCGTAACAGCATCTACTCGCAAACTTGGTAGATTAATATCGCTTTTTACCAAAGGCTCAAATACTAAAGGAGCAAAAACCCTCAGGTTAAATTCCCCTCCTGTTTTATCTATAATAAAATCTTTCGATTCTGATTCGTTATAATTGATCCCAGCGTATTCGATGTCCTTGGTATCTAAAATTTCGTTTACATTAAAATTGAATTTCATATTTTTTTATTTTTAATTTGAAAATGTTTTAGCAAAGGCCGTTATGAATGTGTTTTCTAGTTTTGTCTCCTTGTGTTTTTGTAACCACAGCGCCTCTTCTAGTAATTTGTAAAACTCATCCATAGCTAATTGATAGGGATCTATCTTAAAAGCATATCTGATTAGCGCTGCCGATTTCTTAAATTCATCCTTCTGAGGTGTAAAATCAATGGCAAATTCACTATCTTTTTTTATCATGGATACAATAGAATTCCCTGCCGAAAGCATGAATTCATCATCATAGATCTCTTTATCCAATACACATTCTTGAAACAAAAACAATATCGCTTCATGCGGATTGTCTTTGTATTTATCTTGATAGTTTAAAAATGTAGTGAACGATGGTTTTCTGCAATAAACGTTTGTTAATTGATCCTCAGAAGTAAGTTTTAATATACTACCGTATTTTTCTTTTAGTTTTTCTATTGTTTCGTTTGGCATTTTTTTAGGCTTTACTTGTTTTGTGTTTTTACAATGATCAAAAATTAGGCTTTTGAAATTATCTCTTAGTTGTGCTATTTCATAGTATAAATTGACTGTCTCTTTTTCACAGACTTTAGCATTTCTGCACTCTGATACTTTGCGAGTTCAGCTTCACGCAAAGCCACAAAGACGCAAAGTATATTTTCAATACCTTGAATATTGGGATGAGTTACGGATAGTTCAATTAAATTATGACTGTCCACTAAGCAGACGAACAATTCAAAACAGATGGGAGAGATTTTTACTCGTTTTTATATAAAAATTTGTTTTTTTTAACCATTTAAAATCTATGTTGTTCGGGTTCTATTCTCAAAACCGGAATAAATGGGCGATGGTCAACTTTTAAATCGCACTATCTCTACTTTCTCTTTTTATGACTTCGGCCAAATCTTCATTTTTTTCGGATGTAGTTAAAGGCGTAATCGTAAAACTCTCTATAAAAATGTTTCCTTCTAAAGGCTGTCCCAAAGGATTTTTAAAGTTGCTCATGTCTGGTGTTTTAGGTGTTTCGCCTAAGTCTCTTGGTGTAATATCCATGATTATTTACTATTTAGTTATTGATTAAGATTAGTATGGGAGACCTCTAAAATTGAGGTGATAATTCTCTAAAATCTTCTGAGAACGAATAGCACTATCATGTCTGTTTTTAAGTAGTAATAGTGGCTATTGGAGGGTGTAAAAATATTGCAGAAAACCATAAAAAAAGAAAAACAAGACGCCTGTTTTCAGTAGTTTCAGTAAAACAAAAACCTTCACAAAATCTTGTAGAACAACAAAATACGCTAACAAAAAGTAATCATAAAAACTATTAACCATAAGGGTTGTGATTACTACTATTTTTCTAATTAAACAATATCTGTTTTTAAATAAAAATGCGCCAAAGCCTACAAGAGAACTAAATGCTCTGATAGCCTTTGACGCAATAGTATGAGTGATAAATCAGCATCTGTGTTGGCTTTGAAAAACTCTTAACGCGAACCTCAACTTATTTTATTTACATAAGTTTTCAATGCAATATTGAGGCTATTATTAGGTTTAACCAACATTGAAAGCAAGCTTAACCGATTCGCTGTTTAACAGCTGCTTTGTGCCTTCTATATTGTTCTTTTCTTTTTTTGAACTTTACCTTTATCAAGGATTTTCTTTAAGATTTGATGATACTTGTTCATTTTTAATTCGATTTTTGATTGATTATATTTGCACCTCTCACATCATAAATTAAAATAGCAAAGCCAGCATTAGAAGACTTATGTCCTCCAACGCTGGCTTTGGTGCTAAATTAATTAAGATGTGAGAGTTTTTTTAATGTTGGAGTACTATTTATTAGTTCCTATGCTCCTTTGGAATCTCTAAAATTAAAAGCTACTTATCAGCTAGTTTATCTATCGTATCCTGTTTTTTTGCACTCCCTGAACTACTCCCAAAATAATATCCAATTACACCGCTTAGGGCTGCAACAATGGCGATTAGTATCTGTGGGTTTTCTTTACCTAAAAAAGTGGAAACAAAAAAATAAGTAAAGCTCATCATTACTATGACTATTGCAATAATTGGTTTGATTTTATCTGATAATTTTTTCATTATTGAACATTTGTTATAACTCCATTTACAACTGTAACGGTTTTGCCATCATTAGTCAAGAAAGTGGCTATGACAGGGGAAAGGATCACATCGCCTTGGTTACTCGCAGACTGCCCGTTAACAGTCATCGGCAACGTTCCTCCTTGATCAGGTAAACTAATAATTCTAAAAGCAGTTGGGTTAATTGTGAATATAGCTCCAAAACCGTTTTTATTAAACCCTAAATTAGTATCAGTAATATAGACCGAATTATTAGAAGTCAAACTTGATGCGTAGATGTAACCTGGACTGACGTAATATCCATAATTATTAGAATTTTGACCACTAATGCCATTATATCCTACATTAGAAAAATTCAATCCTTCCTCAAATTGAATTGTTTGATTAGTTGCATATCCTGCTATCAAGACATCTTGAATTTTTGGAGCGGGCACAGTTACAGTAACGTGCCCATTAACAGGCAAAACTCCATTCACTGCTTTAACTGAATTATCGGCTACTTTTTTCACTACCTTGTCCGACCCAATTACTAAATGCTGATCGCTATCTAAGCCTATTGGGACGTTATTCAATTGTAATTTTTTTGTAATTACTTGTTTTGACATAGTTATATTTATTTACGTTATTTTTTTTATTCTGACTAAAATTTTTTTAAGTCGGTAACTCAAATACATTACTAACAACTATTCCCTCAGGATCTGTGAATCTTAAATATTGGTTATATTCAATACCCACGATCATTAGCTGATATGGTTGTATATTACTTGGCTCTTTAACTAAGCCTGTATATCCCGCTGGAGGATTCCCGAAGTAAACACTTTGATTAATTGGATTAATTATTGAGCCATTTTGGTCTTCTAATATTGAAAAATCAGGGTCTGAAGATCTTTGAATTTGAAAATAATCACCATACATCTGATTATTTTGATTGTAATACAATATTTTACTACCTCTAGAATCTTCAATGGCTTCAATAGAATAAATAGGTTGTTCAACAATAGTAAATGGTTCAGAATCATTGAACTCTCCAGTCGGGTCTTTTAAAACTATAATTTCACCCGGTCTAAGCCGAATAAAATCTCCTTCAGTGCTGAAAAGTGCATAATCATAATTGATTGTTTCTGGTCCAGAAATACCCATTAATGCAATGGGATGTCCTTCCTCTATAATTCTGTCTACAACTTCTTGTCTAAGAGTATAACTTGTAAAGCCATTTGCAAAAGATGTAATTGATCCTATTCTTTCTAATCGTTGATAGCTTGCAAACAACAAAGGATCACCACCATAATACGTTCCAGCATTCAAAAAATCGCCTTCAACAAAACCTATAACCGTGTCGTCAGGTTCTAAGAAATTATTGCCGGACTCATTACCAGGATTCTTAAAAACAAGCAACTGACCCGATTCATAAACTGTCTTGGGAGGCAGTTGATCCAATATTTGATCCAATCCTTCGACCTCTTTCACAGGCACTTTGTCGTTTTTGTGCCTGAACGAATCCCAAGTGTCCCAAAACTGAGTTTGACTGGGTTTTAGACCGGTTTTAAACCAGTCTTTTATAGTACTTAATGTTTGTAATGCCATATTTGTTTATTTTTTAAATTGTTTTTCATTTTTGTAAGTACTCTTTTCTGTGGGCGTACCCATTAGAATCTCCATAGCGTTCTGTTTGGCGACCTAAATTAATGGCATCACTAACAGCGTCTAAATCATCTAGGTCAGCATATTTGTTTAAGTCGTTTTCGTTCCAAAATAAAATGGCGCAAATCATTGCGTTTGCCTCAACAAGAATTAAATCAGGATTAGAAACGAAATCAATTCCAGTCTTGACTTTTAAAAACTCGTAACCGTTACGGAATGTGTTTTGCAAAAAGCCACCACCACGAAATTTAAAACCGTCTCCAGATGCTTGGTCGCCATTGCCTCCACGATTAGCATATACATAGTTTGCGCAATGCTGGGGGTTGTGTAAAAAAGAACGAATAAACGAGTCTGTTTTATTCTTAAATGGTGTTTTGAAAGTACTTCTAAGCCTGTCCACAGATGTAAAAAATAAATTTTCTCGCCTTGCAACTAAACCGCTCTCGTGTTCTAATTGCGCTATAAAATTTGCAGTTCTTAGAGGCGTGTTAATTTTATTCTTATCTAAAAGCGATTTATATTTTAAATGAAGATTCATGGCTTTTTGTTTTTAACCATCAATATCCATCGATGAATAGTGAAGCCGACGGTAATCAAGAACGCCGTAACTTTCATCCATTTTTTCGGCTTCTGAAAACTGAACAGTTAAGCAAAAAATGCCCATAGACGACACTTTTAAATCAATAAGATATTGATGGTTCATTGGGTTGTTTTAAAGGTTATTTTGAAAGTTTTTTGGCGTTGTATTTACTGGTAAAGAAATACCCGTAAATAAGGGCTCCAAGTCCTTCGACAAATTTTATTTGCAGCGCCGAAAGCCCGAAACCGTTTAGGATGTCAAATGTGTGCTCCAATGTAAAAGCCACAATCATCCCTATTAAAATCCAGTATTTTTTGATGAAGTTTTTCATTGTTCTTTTTTTACTTTAGAATCCAAATCTTTCTAACTGGCCATTTTAATGTAGCTGAAAGTTGTAACTACAAGATATACGCCTGTAGCTTGTGCATAGATATATGCAGTAGCTTTGTCGCTTTGATTCGCTGAAGTATAGCCATATAAATTGCTCGACGTTTGTCCAGTAAAGAAATATGATAAAGTTCCAAGCCTTGTGTTGTCATTAGGAATGGCCTGCGAATCTTTCATAAGACCTGGAGGTAAGGAAATATAAATTGCATGATTTTGATTGTTTAAATCTATAATAATTTCAAAATTCACTGTAACCGTTACAACATTACCAACTACAGTGTAAATTGCCGAGATTGAACCATATTCAGATATTGACCCATATCCGCCAGCCCATGATATTGTCGGGGTATATTGACCAGACGAATTTGAATTACCCCCTCCAAAAGCACTCCTAGGCATAAATTTCATAATTTTATCGGCGCCAAGAACCAACACGCTATCGGCAGCGGTTCCTTTACCAACCGAGGTTAATTTTAAGGGTTTCGCAATAAGTTGAGGAGCCTGCGCATTCGCCATTATCCCAATGGCTAAAATGCATACTATAAGTAGTTTTTTCATTTTTTTATAAAATATTTTCAGGAAATAACACCGCAGTAAATAAGGGCAAATTGTAAATTTCTCTAGTAGTATTGTCCGTAATTTGAACATACAAAACAAGGCAGTAATCAGATTTTCTAAAGTCGGTATAAAAAGAAAAAGTGGTCTGTTTTCCATTATAATTCATAAACACATCCTTGTCAATATCAATATTCAAGAATACATCATTTTCTTGTTTTATCAAGTCTATCGTGAAGTCATTCAAATCTGGAAAATTCTCAAATAAAGAGGGATCATAAGTTAGTGCTACTAGTTCCTCTTCTGTATTAGGATCCAACAAAATCACTCTTTGTGCATCTTCAACGGTACCCAAATGGCTTTCATATATTATTTTTTGCGCTACATCTCGATAAACGTATGAACTCACTAGCACCTCATTGTTAGCCATAATCAAACTTCGCTGGGTATTTTTGTAATAAAAAGCAAAAGCGGTGGGCAAAACCTCTGGTTGTATGTAACTAGTCAATAGCATTGGATCACCACCATAATAGGTTCTTGCATTCAAAAACGCTCCCCCTACATACCCAATTACGGTATCATTAGGTTCAAGTATAGTAGTATCTAATCCGTTATCAGGGTGTTTTAACAGAAACAACTGTCCCGATTTATAAATTGCCTTCGGAGACAATTGACACGATACTTCATCCATCCCCTCAACCATAGCGACGGCTACTTTTTCGTCTTTGTCCCTGAACGAATCCCAAGTGCCCCAAAACTGATTTTGAGTAGATTTAAAACTGATCTCAAACCAGTTCTTTACAGTACTTAATTTTTGTAATGCCATATTTTGTTTGCTTTAAGTTACAGACCCCATATCCACTCAATTCTTTGATTCTTGAAACAATGATGAATTTGAATAAATGTTATAATGACACTATTAGAACAAAACTGGTACCAAATAGTAGCATAAAAACCTACAAAACTTCCTTACTGTTTAAAAAAATAATATTTTTTTAACCCTATTTAACTTTTAAAAAATAAATGTAGAATGTTAAAAATAAAACAGAGAAACATAATGAATACAAAACAAACACTTGTGTATACAGTAGTTTCAACAGAAATTAGTTTACTAAAAATCAAACCATTATTGCAATAATTCAAAGCCCATAGATATAATCGCTGCTTTTACTATTTAAACACTGTTTAACAAATATTTAAACCTTAGTACTTCTCATTTTGGCAAATTAAATTACAAAACGACCATGACCCAAACCCAGAACCTACATTATACTTGCCTATCTTTACGAATAACCTACATCGCATGACAAAATGAACTTAATGAATTAAAAATAAGACCACAGAGATACCTTTCCCATACTTAACCCTCAAAATCCATCGATAAATAGTGTCACAAAAAAATCCTTACAAGACACTTGTGAATCGATAAGACATTGAAGGTTCATTGGGTTGTTTTAAAGGTTATTTTGAAAGTTTTTTGGCGTTGTATTTACTGGTAAAGAAATACCCGTAAATAAGCGCTCCAAGTCCTTCGACAAGTTTTATTTGCAGCGCCGAAAGCCCGAAACCGTTGAGAATGTCAAATGTGTACTCCAAAGTAAAAGCCACAATCATCCCTATTAAAATCCAGTATTTTTTGATGAAGTTTTTCATGTTTTAAATATTATTGAATACTAGTTATTATACCATTTGTTACGGTGACTGTCTTGCCATCATTGGTGGTAAAAGTTGTCGAAATTGGGCTGACTTCTATATTACCATTAACATCCGCATAATTTCCATTTAATGAAATTGGGATTGTTTTACTCTGAAATCCTGAAGCAGGTTTGGGAAACAATAGTTCAATAGCTCTGTCATTATTATTCGGCCATTCAGCATCGCCTGATTGTTGAAAATATATTTTATCTTCTGATAAAGTTGACTGCGCCCATCGCCCCTCATTGCGAGGGCTACTATACTTATAGTATTGAAAACCTCTATCTGGATAAATAAAACAGTAGGCCGTAAATGGATTATCTGAATAACTCGCCCCATTTGTAGAATAGCTTGAACCAGCATTAATCACATATGGATTATTTATATCTCCTGATCCACTTATAGTTACATTATAACCAGCTGCAATATGAACTGATGAATCACCTCCAAAACTACTCCTTGGCACAAATTTTACAATTCCATCGGTTCCACGAACAAGAAAATTGTCTGTCTCAGAGCCTGAAGGCACGTTATTTAATTGTAGCTTTTTTGTAATAACTTGGTTTGTCTGTGCATTCGTCATCATCCCAATGACTAACAAGCATATTATAATTATTTTTTTCATATTGATTATTTTCTTTTTAATGTTTTATCTTGTTTTCGCTAATTCTGGCACTATATATTCTTCTGAATCGTTCAAACCGCCAATAGTATCTGTTAATTTAATAATGGTACCTGGAGTTAATTCAAGCCAGGTTACCCATGCTTGAGGGTAGGTTCCACTAGGCCATGCACTCGAAAAATCGAGTTCGCCTGGTTTTTTATACATAATATAAACTCCGTTATAGGAGCCACAGCTGTATGCCCTTTGCAATACTTCATCATTAAGTTCATAAGTAATTATGTCACCATTGTATTGATCGTATGAATTGAAGGCTATAATTCGCCCTACTTGATTATTGGATTGAGTATAACTACTCAACAACATCGGGTCGCCACCATAATAAGTTCCTGAATTCAAAAATTCTCCTTCTACATGTCCTATTACGGTATCGTTGGGCTCAAGTATAGTCGAATCTAATACGTTATCGGGGTTTTTAAAAATAAGCAACTGACCCGTTTTATAAATTGTCTTGGGAGGCAGTTGATCCAATAATTGATCGATCCCGTCTACTTCTCCCACAGGCACTTTTTCGTTTTTGTGTCTGAACGAATCCCAAGTATCCCAAAACTGAGTTTGAGTGGGTTTTTGACCGGTTGTAAACCAGTTCTTAATGGTAGTTAATGTTTGTAATGCCATATTTTGTTTGTTTTTAAATTATAGTAATAAGGTTTAGATTGTGATTTCATTCCACACTTTGTTTTTTCAAACAAAGGTGAATTTGCTTTAGATTCCATAATGATTGTTATAGAGCGGAACTTGATTTTATAAAAGCCTGTTTAAATAATGGCTTCATAAAAACGAAAGCTACTCTTGTCAGGTTTTTTTAGCTTTTCTCTGATGCCTATCGATAATAAAAAATGCATAGGGGCTATTGTTTTTAAGGTGATTACTATATAATGTAGTATGTAATTTTAGAAAAAATGCAGGAGAAACAACAAATTAAGAGTGCCCGCCAATTCCGTTTTTGAGGGTGTAAAAGTAGCACAGGAGCATACAAAAAGAACAAAAAAAGGCCCTGTGAATTCAGTAGTTTCAGCAAAAACAAAACCTACTGAAACTACTGAATACAAGCAGTTTGAAATACAAAAAAAGACAAACTTTGACATTACTTTTACACCCAGAAAAACACCTAGCGATGAGTAAAAATGTAATTCATAATTTCAATCTTTCAATACAAAATAGTGCTGATATAAAAAGCGCTGAACATTTAACCAATGTCTTCATAAAAGAGTTGGCCAAAGTCTCTAAAGGAATGAGCCAACAAAAAGATATTGTACAAATATGGCAGGAACTACAACTGCACAATACTATTACAAACGATCTTAATTCCCCAACCGAAGGAGGCGCCATCGATAACACTGCTGCAACAATCGAAAAAACAGCACTATCCACAGGCACTACTCCTTCGGCTAATGGGGATTCTATCAAAAATAATACTACTAGCTCAACAGTAGCTGTTGGCCAAGTAAAAAATGCAACTTCAAGTCTTCCAGACGGAGGAGGCGTTACTGATACCACTGATAAAACGGCAATGCGTTCTCTCACATCAGACAACACTACTCCTCCGATTTCGGAAGTCGAAAACGACACGACAAACAAAGGGATCACTAGTATCGCTCCGCAACCTTATGCTAATGTAGGCACTCAAGAAAGTGTTCGTTTGCCGCAACACTTAAAAGAAAACAATCTAGGACCTACTATCGATGAGGTGAAAAAAGGGGTGCAAACCCAATTAAATAACGCCATAAAAAATAACGATACAGAAGCCATAAAGTATTGGTCCGATGTATTAGATAAATTAGAAAAAGGCGCTTCTATTGCTGATTACAAAAATGATCCACGCTTTAATTTAATGTACAACGAATTGAAACCTCTTGGAGGTGAAATAGCAACCTTTTATTGGGACAACATTCGATTAAAAATGATTGCTGCCATAGAATCCAAAATTTTGAATGACCAAATTAGTATTGGGTCTAAAAATTACTGGAACACTATTTTAAAAGAATTAAAAAATGAACAAGTCAATATTGCCAACCTTTTTGAGCAATACGACGAATTATTTTTATTACTAAGAGAAGTAGAAGGCTTAACCCAATTGCCCAACAGCATAACATTTTTCACCAAAACTAAAGTATATCCAAATTTGAGTCCAGATAAAATGTATGCCAATTTAGGTGCTCAAAATGTTTATGCTTTCTTAAAGGAATTAAGTGCGAAAGATAATATAGGAGCTGGTGTAAACAAAGATGCGGTATTTATTAAAAACACATCGGCTAAAACCTTTATACTAGGCGAAAGTTTAGAATTTGGCTTAAACGAAATGTTAGTAAATCAAAAAAAGTTTGCCAAAGAGAACATCAATTGGGTGGTTTACTTGAACAACAAAAAAGAAAAAACTTTTGTAAACGAAGGCCCTAATTTTAGTTATAATTTTGAAAAATTAGGGAACTATATCATTGAAGCTTATGGAGAAAAAGCAGACGCTATTAAAGATAAAAAACATTCTGCTTATGTTGATATCAACATCATAAAACCAGAAATTGAAATTATTGCCCCTACTAATTTTAGTGCTGGCTATGCCCGACCATTTACAGAGGCAAAACAATTTGCAGTAAAACTAAAAGCAAATAAAGCTGCTAAACCAAAAAATCCTTTACAATTATTTTATCAAATTGAATATAAAGCAAAAGATGAATTTGTTTCTATTTCGGAAGTTAAACCATTGTCTGAAAATGGTTTATTTAATATATCGTTACCAAAATTAGGCAATTATACTGTTATTGTTACAAGTAACGGTCAGTATCCGATTAATGGAAAAGTTGATTTTAAAGTAAAAGAAAATTATGTTAAAAAAATAAGCATAACTAAAAACTTTAGGAAAGATAACATTTATTTAAAGTTAGAAAAATTACAACAAGTAGAATGTAAGGCCACTGAATTTTTATTTAATCCAGCCACTACAGAAGAAATGAATAACGTAAAATGGGTGTTGTATAATGAAAAAGAACTTCAAGCATTTAACAAAGAGAATCCTATGCCAAAACAACCTTTTGCAAAAGGAACAAAAGCCACATTTAATTTGCCTTTAACAGAAGGCAAATATTGGGTTGAAGCCTACAGCAACACCCGCGAAGGCAAAAAATCAACTTCATCACAAGAAATACAAGTGGTACATCCAACAGTCACTGAAGCCAATTGGACAGATGCCAGCGGCACGCCTAAAACTACATCTGGTTTTATAGGCGAAATCAACTATGTTAAAGCTACCGTTCCTAATTTTTGCAACGAAGAGGTTAGAATATATTTTCATGTAAAAGCACACAAAGACAGTACTTACTGCAAAAACAGATATTTTATAACTACTAAAACTGATAGTGAAGGAAAAATAAATACTGCAGTTAGTTTTTCAAAAGAAATGAAAGCTAAGTTAGGAATTTCAAATTGGAATGTTAACCTGAAATTTGCACTTGTAGGCATAGTTGATAATCAATTATATGCTTTTAAAGGAATTAGCTATCCCGTATCAAATGCAGAGTTAAAAGTAACCACCAAAAAAGAAATTTTAGACTTGTATTTTGAATATGAGGGCAAGCGATTGGTGCCAACAGATAGAGTACCTTACAATAGCAAAACACCTACTAAAATAAAAATGGTAGCTCATACTAGAAATATGATAGGCGAAAAAATTAAATTCACTGTCCATGCCTTAAAAGACGATTCTATACTTGAAAATTTGAGCGAATCCGCAATTAAAGCAAATGGTATTGCTGAATTAAGCTTTCAAAAAAAGGCACCAGCCCACTTGAAAAAAGACGACACCGAAACCTATTATGCAGGTGTAGAGGGCTTTTCTACTAAACATTTTAAGGATAAAACGCTGGTGTTTCAGGTAGGTGCGAAGTTTGAGCTTATTGATAAAGAAATTGATTTGATAAAATTTTTGATGGACAATGATAAAACTTTATCTAATACATTTAAAAAGAGTTATACTCCAAAAGATGCTGAGGATGCATTATTTCTTTTATATAAGCATTTTGGAGTGGAAATTTCTAAAGCTGTTGAGATGATATTTAGAAGTGAAACTGGGCATTTTACATCTGATCAATATATACTTTCAGGTACAGGTGGAATGGAGTCCTTTGGCAGACCTCCTTATTATGGTTGGTATGAGACTTTCTTTACTAAATATCCTAAATTTAAACCACTTGGAATAACTTCCTTATATGAAGGAGAGGGTATAAGTAAAAAAGGAGGTAACGCTCAAATTAAAAATAGACCTAAAGAGTTTGTTGTTATGCCTTCTGTATTAGCTGCAATGTTATTTTTAGTTGATTTTATAATTAGGCATGATGGAAACTGGGCGCGTTGGCATTCTATAAAAAAAGAAAAACAAGAAGCATATAGAAAATCAATGATAGGTGTTATTCCAAGATTTGTGAGGTCTTTTGATAAAAAAGAAGTTTCAAAGAATAGAATTAATAATGACAAAGGAAAAGTAAAATTACATTTTGAAGGAACAACTGCCATTGAGAGTTCTTTATCAGAAAAAACAAAAAAGATTATAGTAGAAGTTGGAAAAGCCAGTAAAAATTATAATATTTATATTACCAGTACAGCAAGATCTACATATGACCAAGCTAGAATTATGTATGAAAATTGTTCAAAAAACAATGGAGTAAATACACAAAAAAATATATATAAAGATCCAGGCGATAAAGTTATTGATGTATATGCAAATGGTATAAAAAATAAATTATCTAAATCTGAAATAATTAAATTAATGGAAAATAAAATTAAAGAGTTGGGACCTTCAACTGTTTCAAAACATATTGCAGATTATAATTTTATTAATACATTTGACATTTCTTATTCAAAATTGTCAAATAAAGAAAGTTTTTATTCTGAAATTTTAAAAAGAAAAGAATTAGAAAAAATTATGATTGAAAACAATTGTTATCATTTACAAATTATTCAGTAGATTTTTTTAATCTGAATCACAAAAGAATTATGAGATATTTTTTATTCCAATTTATTATTGTTTTTTTATTTGTTAGTTGTAAAAAAGTTGAGAATTCAACTCAAGATATTAATCCAGCAAATAAAGATGAAATTCTAAATTCCAAAATAGATACTTTAAAAATATTAGATGAAAATTCAATAATTATTTGGTCACCAAATAAAGAGGAAATAAATGTTTTAAAAACCGAAAAAGGTGAGGATTTTTATATTATTGCAGACGATGTGAATAGTTATATTGCTAATATATCCGAAGAATTAAAACTAAGAAAAATAAAATATATTGATACAGATGCACACATCATTTGTTTTAAAAATAAAAATATTTTTTTAGATAAGAGTAATTTTAAAAATAAATGGAACATAGTGTATATATCCAATAATAAAATAAAAGTTGATTCTCCAATAGATTTTAACGCAAATAATCTCACTTCGAATTTTTATTCAAATGAATCTAATTATGATGAGAATCGCTGTGTATATTTTGTAGGAAAAATTGTTAAAAAAGGAAAATGGCAATCAAACTATCCAAATATTAAAGAAGCAGGATATGATTTTTTTATTGATAAAGCAACAAAGAAAGAGATTTTAGTAAAGGTCACTTCAAAAGATAAAGACGACCCAATAGTTATTTGGTTGCGAATAGATTTAGAAAAGAATTTATTAAAAGATATAACAAAAGATGATGTTGAACCAACTTTTATAGAAAATATTGATGAAGATTTGTTAGTTGAATTTAAAAGTAGTTGTTTAAAGTATTGTTTGGATTGA